GTGCTGCGGTCAACCACAACCCAAAACCTTTGCACGACACTTACAGGCTTGCTGCCGACCTGATGACCAAGGGTTCCTTGGCCTCCATTATGCAAAAGGCCAACCTCGAGATTTTGTCGAATTGGCAGACTTGGTTCTCTGAGACCAAGTTCGTTCGTTTCGTCAGCAAGTTGGATCCGAACACGGACTGGTTGCTCGTTGCTGAGAAGTGTGTCGAGCTACACCCCGCGGTGCAGGCCATATTCTGGTCAATTGCGCACGATAAACTCGTGCGTGTTCATGGCAATGGCCGCTCTGCTGCCCATCCTTACACTGACGCGGCATGGAGTGTGCCCTACGTCGCCACGACGGAGGAGGCTGTTGCCGAGCCCCCTTACGAAGCCTGGTTTCGCTCGGTTTTGGTCAGCACGGACGCCCCCCAGCTCGCACCGACTGTTGTTTTTGTCCTTTGGTACCTTCTCTCGGTTCAGTATACCAAGGCCAGGATCGCCTACAAGTGCCGCTCCGTGAGAGACCTCCTGAAGGGCTACTATCACCGCATCACAGACGGTGTCAAGGACGTGCTTGTCAAGTTCAAGGACGCCGTCTCGAATCTTGCCTCGTGGGTTTGGCCCAAAGTGAAAGCAATTCTTAAGTGGACTGTTGGCATATGTCTCGTCGTCGCCCCCTTCGTGGCACTGGGCATGTACGTTCACAATTCGACCACAACCGACGAAGAGGAATCCCCCGTCGACGCCGAGTATGGTAACACCTTTTACAAGAACCGCAGGCGCAATATGAGCAAGTTCTCAACACGGTTGAAGCGCGCCACAGGGTTATTTGGGAAACCAGGAGACTATGCTCCCGCAGACGCCGAGAGTTTCAGATCTGGGCCTACAGTTGGCCATATCGTCGTCCGTAGAGGCGGTTTCGCTTCCGCTTGCAACATTTTGTACCTTGGCAACAACCGCATACTGGCGCCGAAACACATCACGGCTGATCCGTGCAATCCGACCACGATGGTGCAGTCTAGTGGCACCTTCTCGTTTGTTTTCGGTTCCACCCACAAGGAGCTCAAGGTCTCGGAAGTGAAGTGGTACACGATCACCACCCCGAGTGGTCATGACACGGACTTGGTCGTCATGTGCGCAGGGACATGGACAAGTCACTTGAAGCCGTCCGTCAAGCTTTTTGTTCAGTCTAGTCAGCAACCCATGTTTGTCAACGAAGGTTACCTCCTGACGACTGACCTTTCAGGGGAGGTGTCGAGAAAGCCAGTTGGTCGCGTCCAATACTCCCGTACAAGCCTATGTGCTGGCATGTCCACTCACCTCGGCAGGGTCGTCCCGAACAACATCATTCCAACGTGCTACGAGTACAACCCTTGTGCCAAAGGTGACTGTGGCAGTCCCTTGGTTATTTCGAAGGGCCCCTTGTCTGGCCAGATCCTCGGCGTGCACCTGGCTGTGTCCCGTATTGGAGCCACCCGCGGCATATCGATCGTCCTCGACCGCGAATCGGTCACCAACATGATGTCGGGAGCTGTCACTGAGTCACTCTCCTATTTGGGTGAGACAACTGATTATCGCACTGGTGTGGCCCGGTCCACCAAGATCCGCCCGTCTGCCCTGTCGCACCTTGCTGGCAGGTGCCCGGAGAACTTTCAGTCTCCAATATTGTCCACGCGAGACCCAAGATGCGTTAGTGGTGTTGACCCCCTCAAGAGATCCTTCATGAAGTTCGACACCCCCAACCCGTGCTTTCCGGAGGCCGACTTGCTCTGGGCCAAGGAAGCCTTGATACAGGAGATTCAGTCCGACTCCCACACTAGCTTGGTTTTCCAGAAGCTTTCCTGGGAGGAGGCCGTTTGGGGCCACCCTGACATGCCGCACCTCAAGCCGATTGACATGTCCACGTCAGCCGGGACGGCTCCAGCAGGTGCCGACAAGTGGACCTATTTTGAAACGCGCGAGAAGGGCAGCCGCCTTCTTCCGCAGGTGGTTCAGGAACTTGAGGAGATCTGCAAGGACCCGAGCTCGGTCGACTTTATGTGGAAAGCAGTCATGAAGGACGAACTCCGCCCTGAGTACAAGATACGGGACGAGAACACCAGAACCATCCTCATCCCTGACTTTTACTGGACGATTATATTCAGAGCTTACTTTGGTTGGTACCTCAACAATTTCTACTCACGCGCTGGGGTCGGCTACGTTGGTCCGGGTGTCGACTACTGGTCCGATAGTTGGCAGGACATGATTCTGGCCCTCGAGTCCATCTCAGATGTAGGTTTTGATGCGGATTACAGTGGTTTTGACCGCAACCAGAGCGTCCAGATCATGGAGGCCGTTTTGGACGTTTATGATCGCATCTCAGGCGGTTTACCGGCGGTTGCCAAGACCATTTATCGGGTTCTTATCCATAGCAACGTACTTGTTGGCTCCTCAGTTTATCACAAGAGCGGAGGAATGCCCAGTGGCTCACCAAACACCACTCCCACCAACACCGACACGAATGCGCTGTATATGTAC